AACATATAGTGTGTTTGCGACACAGATACCAGATGTACATGTACATGATACTGAGACTAAATTTTCTGGACAAGCGTTCCACTTTACAAGTCACCATCGACCTGAGTATGGTAATATAACAGTTAAGTTCACCATAGACAACCAATTTAAAAATTACTGGGTTGTGTATAAGTGGATCAATATTCTCAATAATAACAAGGATGGCTTTTTCGACGCGGACGGTTTATCAATCGCAGACAATCCATTCGAGTCATATTCAACAACAGCAACATTGTATGGTTTGGACGAATATGACAACAAAAAAATACAATTTGATTTTATAGGAGTAGTCCCGGTAAAACTGGGAGGAATTAATTATGACTACCGGACAGAGGATGAAATAGAGACATTTTTAGAATACTCTTTCAGTCAAATGGTAGCAAAACTAGTATAGTTCGGAAAAATGCATTTGTGTTCTGATAAATAATAATAAAGTCATGGCACGCACAATACAATCACCCGGAGTAGAAATCAATGAAATTGATTTATCATTAAGACCTAGTTTACCAATCGGTACAAATATACTTGTACCTGGCTTCTCAAGCCAAGGGCCGACTGATGAAGTTTTACAAGTCACAAGTATATCTGAATTCGAACAACTATATGGTCTACCAACTAATGCAGCTGAAAGATATTTTTATCATACAGTAAAATCCTGTTTTAACGGACCGGGGAATATTTTCGTCACAAGGCTACCATATGGTCCCAAAGAAGGAGACACCGTTGGTGATGAATACACAGCCTTGGTATATCCTGTCCATACTAAACCAAGCGTAGATGCAATTGAGACATGGTTATCATCTGATGTACCATCCTTGAGCGCAACAGCTGACATGATCATGACTGATCTTGGTGAGGATTGGAAAGAGCTATTATACACTGGTAAGAAACAAGATGGTAGTGATCATAACCATGTCAAATATTTATTTGATAATCACAAGGATGTTAAATACAGTGAGAGTGATACTTATTTTATAGGTGAACCTCAACATGTTAGTTTAACAGAACATGAATATGAAGTTTTAACCAACAATGAACTACAGTGGAGTGATAAACCTGGAGATGTAAAAGCATCCGGAATCGATGGTATAGCCAACGCTGGTTTGGTTGTGTTGAACAGTTCTCGTCGCGCAATTAATCAAAAATTCGAAGGTCATTATATTGGATTTTCAGATAACACTAACTTGAACCCAGCGACTGATTTTGATTCATTAAAGAATTTAAGATCGATAAACAAAAACACACCACATGGTAGTACAGTTAAAGTACCAGGCAATAGGCTTACATTCAATATCGAAGGCTCTGCTGAAGACAGTACTGTATCTGTATCGGAGGTAATAGAGAATCTAGGAGATTTTGATATGAATACTGATGAGTATAGCGATGTACTCACACTTGGTGTATTCAAAGTACGTCAATCTACTTTAAACGCTGACACTGCAAAACTAGACTACGTATTATCTGAATCATATATTGGTAGTTTAGACTTCCATCGTGAAAAATTTAATCAAACTGGTGGTAAACCTGAATCATTCTTCTTGGAGAGTGTAACTGATCCTTCTGCGAATTTGAGAGTTTTCTCCAATCCGTATTTGTCTAAGTTAAATGGCTCCTGGTTGGATGATGACGCTCTTCCAGAGAAGAGAGTTCGAGTATTATCAGATAAGCATCTGGAATACACGAGCAGTAAGTATGACCATACTAACATAACAACCCGACAGAATCCACCTGACCCGGCGTTCTTGAATAGAACAGAAGAACATGAACTAGGATTATGGGTCTCCAATATAGCGGCCTCTATAAATACAAAGCCTGCAAATAATTTATACCCACACGGTGTATTTAAACTAGCAGATGCTGAGAGTAAAAATATAGGCACAATACCAACTAAACTAGAATACATCTTTGAGACAATAGACAATCACGAATTATATCCGCTGGATATAACATTAGATGGAGGATTGACTACAATTTTCGTAGGCTCACATGGAGGTCGTAAGGCTTTTGATGATGAAGCGTATTTTGAAATTGGTGAGCAGCTTGGTACAGCCGAATCTGGAGCACCTGTCGTATATGATGATATTACATGGGAATATGATAATTTATACACTCCTAGGATATTGGAGAATAAAAAATCGACAATCGCATATTATAACAACGTCGCAAATGTATTTGTAAATTTTGCAGCTAACAAACGTAAGGATCACATGACAATTCTTGACCCACTTCGTTACATCTTTGTACAAGGTCAAAACAACAAAACACTTGGCAACAAGAGTCATATTTTCTCCAAACACGTGTATTGGCCGTTGAGACACAACTTCGAATCACAAAACACCAGTTATGGTGCAACATATGGTAATTGGGCTCGTGCATACGACGGTACATTAGGCCGTAATATATATGTACCATTCTCTGGAAGATTGGCAGCAATATATTCTAGAACGGATGCTAACTTCCAACCATGGTACGCTCCTGCCGGTTTCACTAGAGGTGTCATCAACACAGTATCAGACATCGCGGTGTATCCGAAAATGAAACACAGAGATCAGATGTACAAAATCAATGTTAATCCAATTGCAAACTTCCCTAATGACGGGTTTGTAGTATTTGGGCAGAAAACATTACAAGCTAAACCGAGTGCATTCGATAGAATTAATGTACGTAGGTTGTTCTTGTACTTAGAAAAGGCTGTGAGATCCACAGTGAAGTACTTTGTATTCGAACCGAACACACTATTCACAAGAACACAAGTGGTTAACGTACTCACACCTATATTCGAAAAGGTGAAGAATACAGAAGGTATGTATGATTACTTGATCGTTTGTGACGAGAGAAACAACACACCGTTTGTGATCGATCAAAATGAACTAGTTGTCGACATATACATCAAGCCTGTTAGAGCTGCAGAGTTCATTCTGTGTAACTTCTACGCAACAAGAACCGATCAAAACTTCTCAGAATTAGTATCCTAACCATAAATAATTAAAATGCCAGATATAAAACAAACTATAACGGACTTCTACAGAGTAGCGCAAGAGAGAGATTTCTCTCGTGATTTTCATTTCAGAGTACTCAGCATCTCACCTGGTGATAGTGCTGGTATTACATTCAGTGAAGATGACCTCGTGTATGTTAAAACAGCTGCCTTACCTGGACGAGCTGTACAAAATAAAACAGTACCATACATGGGTATGAACTTCAATGTACCAGGAAGTGTACAATACACTGGTTCGGATGCATGGGGTGTGACTTTTTATTCAGATCAAGCTGCTAGACTTCGTGCAATGTTTGAATCGTGGTCATTTGATACATTCGACGACAGCACAAGTACTGGTAACTATGCCACTCCTAGTCAAAATTCCGTTGTGAATTTACTACAACTAGACGCACAATTAAATGCAGTTGCAGAGTACACATTATATGGAGTGTATTGTCAATCAGTTGGAGCGATAAATTATCAACCCGCTGGTGGTACAGGTGAGCCTATGGAATTTGAAGCAACCCTCGCATACCAATACTGGAGAAGAGAGAAATCAGCATTGACTGGTTCGTTACGAAACTTCGCAAGTGGTGTAGCAGACAAGGTATTAGGAGCATTAGGACTATAATATAGTCTAAACCATCATGGGCTTCTTGAAGAAACTCGCCAAGAAGGGTGTAAACAAGCTCAAAGCAAAGGCGATAGACAAGATTACCGATACTATATTTGGTGGTTTTGGAGGAAAAGGAGGTCGTACATTTGGATTTGGTGGAGCTACAGAATATGTACCAACATCATCAGAAAAACACGGTACAAGAGATTATAGAAGTCACTTTCATAGTGTATTAACAGAAACACCGTTTCAAACTCCGAATCGTAGTTTGTGGTTCGTTGTTATTGATTCATTTCCACAAGCGTTAAATATGGAGGCGTTACAATTATTGGAATGCGGAGGTATGGCAATAGTAGATGAACGTGGTCCGAATAAAGCAAATCATTACCCAAGTGTGTATGATGATGTGAAAAATGGATTGATAGGTCAAAAATATCAAAATCAACAAGGCGGAAAAGATCAATCTTCCGGGTGTCTATTCGCACAAGGTGTTAATTTACCAACTGAGCAAATGAGTATAAGTAGAGTTTCGGTTGACAACAACCGCGGTTTTGTACCTGGTTTAGTTGCTGGTAATCGTAATGAATTTAACC